TGCGTCATCATGTTGCTCAGCAGGTTCATGCGCTGGTTCTCGTCCACCTGCTTGCGAAGCTCGGTGAACTGCTGGCCGAACATCTCGGCGAGCGCCGTCATCTGCGGATTGAGCCCGTCCGGCACCTTGAACTGTGCAGGCGTCGGCTGTGGCGCGGGTGTGCCCTCAGAGCCCACAGGGGGCTTGGTAGCGATGCGCTCGGCAAGCTTCAGCGAGACTTCATCCTCAGTCGCGTTGTCGCCAAGGCCGAGCGCCTTTGCAAACGTTTCCTTCCAGCCCATCTATCCTCCTTTAATAGATCGGCGATGATTGCTTGGTGCCATCCCAAGCAACGATCCAATTGAGAACGGTATCGAGTGTGCCACGCTCCTCTCGTATCACGTCGCGGGCAATTTTCTTGACGTCATCAGCATTCCCAGAGCGTAGCTCACTGACCGCGCTGAGAATCGCATCGACGTGGTTCCGAATCATATCCTGAATGAATGACACGTCGAAATAGTTGGGATCGCCTTCTGCGAAGATTTGGCGAATCTGTTCGGCGATGTCGCTTGACGGTAGCGGTTCGCTTACGACCTCCGGCTCTTGGAGCGTTGCGATGAAGTCGTCAGAGGCGACGAGCGAGAATTCTTCCAGCGACTTCATGTAGGGGCGGTTCGTCAGCGTAGCGGCGACGATGACATCCTTGAATTTCTTACCGTCCTCGTCTTCCCACTCGTTATGAATCTCGGCCGAGACATACCGCCAATGCTTCGCCTTGATATCCTTCTTCGCGGCGTCGTTGAATTGAATCCCAAGATAGAGCCCGTTCGGACGAACCTCGGCCTTCTTGATCCAACCGGCCGCGACCTTACCTTTTGCGGGGTCATTTCCGTGCTCGTAGTCAACCACCGGGTCGATGCGGCGCACCCTGTTGTTGACACTATCGGCGAGCTTCTGGAGTTTCGTCGCCGAAAAGTCCAGCATGCCAAAAACTGGGTGTTGCTTCTTCCCAGCCGGTAGCGCGTGTACCCACGTCAGTTTTGCACCCTCAGCGAGCTGGATATCGCCGAGGTCGATATACGCGGTTAATTGCCCCAAAATTCGCCTCCTAGCACATGATAATCCGGCAGTCAAGCCTACGTCAATCCAGTCTAAGTTTTAGGTACGGCAAGGCGAAAACACATGTTTATGTGTTCTCTACAAAGAGGATGCCGTGTTGAACGGTGAGTGGGTTGCCACCTAGGACGACTGTAGACTTATACCAGAATTGTCCGGGGCTTGCCGTTACTGGTGTGGTGATCTGCACAGTGAAGAGGCCGTCCATTAGCGGTGCGATACCGATCCCGCTGATAGTTGCGATAGCACTGCCATCAGCGGTATCTGGCGTGGCCTTCGCGATGTACGTCATCGTGGCGCCGGTGAGATCGATTGCCAGCTTGACCCATTTCCCATTGACGAGCCGCCATTCGCGAGCGTAGAAACGCAGCAGCGGCCGGTCGCCCTCGGGGATCTTCGTATCAACTCTTGCCATTTATCCACCCCCTGTGGGGACTGAGACGCTCGGGCTCGCTGTGGAATCGTACGCATAATCAACGACTGCTTCAAACGCCGTGATGTAACTGACCGCCTCATACGTAATCGAGATTGGTGCGCCAACGATGACTTCGATGATAACTGCGCCGACAACTGCCGCTGATGGGATGCCAACCGCTATGACCTGTACAGTGCCAGGAGTGGCCTGACTCGCGCCAAATATTTCCACTGACGCGATGCCGACTGGCGCTATCGTGAGACTTAGCGTACCAGTGCCAAACTGCTCAACGGATCGGATACCTACCGGCGCTATAAAGAGCGTCGTGCTTGTTGCGCCAAACGCTTGTCCCGACGCAATGCCGGCAGGCGAGATCGTTACAGTGCCCGGTGTGGCAACGGCATTGCCGAACCGCTCTGCCGGTGGAATCCCTACAACGGCAAGTGCTTGCGCGACCGCCGTGACACCGAATACTTCAGCGGATGAGATGCCAACGGGCGAAATTGTTTGTGGCTGCGCAACAGCAACAAGGCTCGTGCCGTGTTGCTCGCCTGAGAGGATGCCCGCAGGAGAGATCGTCGCCACGCCCGGTGTGACTATCGCAGCGCCGAACCGTTCGCTAGTCTGGATGCCGATAGAGGCAACAGCCTGGCCGACGAGCGCAACGCCAAGGCGTTCATCAGATTGGATACCAGCCGGCGTGACGAAGAGCGTTGTCGTGCTCGTGCCGAGCTGCTCACTCGATGCAATGCCGGCTGGTGAGATAATTTGTGTTGCAGTAGCGGCACCGAAGCGCTCGACCGACGCGATACTGCTCGCTGCAAGCGCCTGCCCGGCTAGCGCAGTGCCAAGTGCTTCGCCCGATGGAATACCGGCCGGTGAGATTGTCGCGACGGACGTGACGGTGACGGCGCCAACCCGTTCATCAGACGCAATGCCGGTCGGCGAGATAATTTGTGTTGCGGTGACGGCACCAAAGCGCTCGTCCGACGCGATGCCACTTGCCGAAAGCGCCTGCCCGGTTAGTGCGGTGCCAAGTGCCTCACTCGACGGAATACTCGCTGGCGTGACGAAGAGCGTTGTTGTGTTCGTACCAAATCGTTCATCGGACGTAATGCCGACTGGCGAGATAATTTGTGTTGCGGTGATGGCACCGAATTGTTCGTCCGACACAATACCAGTCGCCGAAAGTGCCTGCCCGGCTAGTGCAATGCTGACCTGCACCAACTCGATGGCGATACCGCCCATCGCCAGCGTGGTGGAGTTCTGAATGCCGGAGGCGGTCGCCTCGAAGGTGTCAGGCCGCCACTGTGCCTCCAAGGTCTGCGAGGGGGTGCCCTGGTTACCCTCGTCCAGCTCCAGCCAGTTCGCCCGCGGGATGACTGAGTTCGCCGCCGAGCTGTTGTTCCCGAACCCGGCGAGGCATCGGCTGTAGGCGTCGAACTGGGCACCCGGCAGTACCACGTCGAGCGCGCCGCCGATCGCGACGGTGTTGAACGCGACCGCAGACTGCGCAATGGCGTTAGCGCCGTTGGCGCCCTGCTCCACCTTTGAGCACGCGATGACCTGCCAGCGAGCCCCCGTATGCACCACGGCGTTGAGGTCGATGGTGACGGCGCCCGGGTCCAGCGGGGTCGCGGTCTGAGCCCGGTAGGCGAACAGCTTCAGGTTGTTCCCGGAGGTCTTGTAGAAGACCGAGTTCACCAGTTCGTAGGTGAGGCCGCTGCCGGTGACGGTGTTGACCGCCGGCTCCGACCCGGTGATCGACAGGTCGATAAAGACGACGAGCAGCGACCCGGGCGGCGGGGCGAACGAGGCCGTGGTGTAGCTGGACTGGTCGGCGTTGCTGCCGCCGTCGACCAGGCGGGTGCAAAAGATGCCGTGGCCGGCGTCCAGGGACGGGATCTGGTCGGGAAGGTAGACCCTGCCACCTGGGGCAATGCGGCCGGGGAGCACGTTGAGGGGCACCCGGCGGTTCCTAGTTCAGCAGTAGCGCGGTGAGCTGGTAGACGCGGATGTTGTTGGACACCGAGGACGTACCCCAAGTGGCCACGACGCCAACGCCGCGCATAATGGTCGTGTCGATCGCGACGGTTCGTAGCGCCAACGTCGAAGGGATCGGCTTGATGATCGTCTCGTACGCCACCAGCGACGTGCTCAGCTTGACGTGGCCGTTGCCGGTAATCGATCCGGCCGTGCCGATCGCAGTGACCAAACCCTGGTACTCCATCTCCCATGGCCACGACACGGCGGTCGTGGTCGTGGCCGCAGCGGTGTACTCGGCCAGCGTCACCGGGGTGGCCAGCGCGCCGGTGGCCCCAGGGATGCCGAGCGCAGAGCCGATCGAGAGGGTCGGCGTGCCCGTGGTCGAGAATTCGCCGGTAGCCTTGATCAGCAGCCGCGTACCGGGCCGGAGCACGTTGGCCGGGATGATCGGGGTGGGAAGCGGATCAACGAACTGGCGGGCGGTGAAGGTGTTGAAGTTGGCGCCGATCGCGGTCGCGAACGGCCCGATGGGTGTCGCGTAGTAGGCGTCCATCAGATACCTCTCTTAAAGTTTGAAAATCTTGTTAGCCAAATTATCGAACGCAATAGAGATGTTCCCGCCGTTCGGCGTGACTGGCAAACCAGAGCCAGTCGCAGGCGCGAGCGCACGCGAGCCTGCAACCATCGCGTTCGACGTAGAAACTACCGTCAGCGTTCGGTCGCCCGCATTAGCAGCAGCGTTTAGCGTCACAGATTGACCATTAGCAAACGCCAACACCGTCGCGTTCGGGATAGCAGCAGTGAGCCGCTCTACTGGCAGCACAGTATACGGCGTAGCGGGAGTAGCAGTCGCACAGGTGACAATGTGCTTGCCCGTGATCATTGCGACCATCTCAGAGGTTGTGTTGGTACCAGTGTCTCTAATAATGAATACTGCCTCAACCTGGTTACCAGTAACCGACGTGAACGTGACATCTGCCGCGTCCGCAACGCCCTGCACAATTGTTGGTGACGTGAGGTTCACCTTGGCACCGATGATTGACGCATCGAAATCATCGTAGAAGTCTGCGACAGCGGAAGGCCCAAGATTGACGCAGTACCCGCCCGAACCAACGCCGTTACCAGTAACGTTCGTACCCGTGATCGGGTCTGTAAGGCTGAACACTGAGCCAGATGCAGCAGTAATCGCCCATAAGCCATTGCCGGAAGTACCAGTGGCAATACCGTCCACATACACAATATCGCCGGTCGTAAATCCGTGCGCCACCGCAGTCGTCACCACAATTGGTGTGGCGTTCGTCGAGCTGGTAATCTGTCGGATGCCGGCGTCCGAGATAGTCGGCGTTAAATCTGCCAGAACGGCCGACATCGTCTGCCCATCCCAGTCCAACGTGGCACCAAGAAACTTCTGACGCGCAAGTTCAAACAATGCATTTGCCATGTGCCCTCCTAACCATCGAAGCCAATTGGCTCGAACTTCTGCGTCATGTCTTGGAGTGCGATCTTCATATCCTCCACGAGTAGCTGATGGTCAATGTTGGCAGGAATCACAATGCCTTGCGCGACAAGCCCGTCAAGAATTGCCTGCACAAGTGCGGCTGGTGCGAGCGCGGTCAGCATGTCGGTATGCGCATCGTGCTCCATCCCGAGCGCGTCGAGCTTCTCGACCACCGTAGCGCTAAGTTCCGCGACCTCACGGCGCACAACAGCGAGGTTGTTCGCACGCCCCGGCACGTCAGGTTCGCCGTGATCGGTCATCCGAACGCCCTGGTCGCGCAGGCTGGTAGCATTTGTGCGCAACCACATGAGCGCGTCGTGCTCTTCTGGTGTCACGTCTGGTTCACCTCCCGTAAAGAGTTCCGCAAATGCAGCATCGGTCATATGGTTGTAGTCACAGCGCCCAATACTAGCAACGTCTTTCACACAACCGCTTTGCCCATTCGAGCATTGCCATACTGCGGGCGGGTCTGTGAAGCCTCGCACGGTAAAGCCAAGTCCGCCATACGGCGTAGCACCATAGCGCGCCCACCAACCAAGCGCCCCACCTGGGATAATGGCCGGGTTCCCCATGCGAGTGTTCCAAAACGCCGGGTACGTGTAGAAAAGTCCACGCCCGCCAAGCGCAGCTCGCACGCGCGTACACCAACGGTCGGCCCAGGCAATAAGTTGTGTTGAGCTGAACCCGCCATCGTTAGCTTCCAGGTCGAGCGCCCAACTGGTACCTTCAGCAGCCCAGCCAGCATTGCGCGCGGCGTTGATGAAGTAATCGGCCTGCACATCGACATCTGCTTTGCCGGGGCGGGCAAAGTGATATGCAGCTCGCGGCAGACCGACGCTTCGCGCCGAACGCCAACGCTCAGCGAAGGTAGCATCGGTAAAATTATTATTCTCCGTTGCCTTAAGGATAATGAAGTCCTCACCGGATGTCTTGTACCGTGCGGCGTCGAACGTCGCCTGCCAGTGACTTGTATCCGCCCCTGTTTTCATCGCAGCCTCGGCTTGCAGACGATCAGCGTAATATGCGGACTCGTATGCGAAACAATCGGCTTGCAGCGCGTTGTGGTCGTCGGTCGCGTTGTCACTGTTGTCATGGGAACTCGCGTAGTTGGCGTAGAAGTCGGCGCCGCCACTGTCGTCGCCGTCGGTAGCGCCGTAGTCGTCGCACTATTACCACCAGTCGTTGTACGCTGCGTCGTTGTGAGCAAGCTTGTCGTCGTTGGTAGTTGCGATGTAGTTGTACTCGTCGTGCTACTCGCTGGAGCAATCAGGCCAGGCGGGCGCGGCATGCTGTTCACGGCAGATGGCGTGGCAATAACAACCGTCGTGACCGCTGAAATGGTCATCACACCAACTACACCAATGACGCGCGCAACGACCCCACTCAGCTTAGCCTGTCTGAGCTGATTTCGCAGTATCGCTCTCTGTACCATGTCCAGCATTCTCACCTACAGCAGTCGCCACGCGAAGATAGCCTGCCTGGACTGCAGCGGTCATCTTATTGATCTCGACAGCCAATTCTTTGATGTCTGGTCGATTCGTGATGATGTCGAGGAGTACGTCATTATGCTTGGTGATCTGCGCGATTTGTTTGTCTTTCTCATCGGTGACAAGCGCGTACTGGCGTTCCCTCTCTTCCAACTTCGCCTTGAGCCGTTCATTGTCCGCCGTTAGATCGATGTTCGCGCCTCGTAGCAATGCAATGTTTTTGTCCTTGTTCGCCTCGCGAGCGAACATCCCTACGCCGATCAGCACGCCGATAATCCCGATCCCGCCCAACAGAATCGAGATGGCAGTCTGAATGTTGGCGAACTGGCTCATGCACGGTTATTTGATGCGCCTCCAACGCGGTTGGAGCCGGTGTTGGTCTGTGCGCTTGGCGTCTGACGCGGGAGACCGGGCTGCGTGCCGCGCGCCTTCGTACGCTGAAGCGCCTTCTGCGTTTCTTGTTCGCGGCGCTTTGCCTCCTCTTCCGCCATATCTTCCTCGTGCTCAAATGTGTCCTCGCGAACTTCATCCTCGCGGTCCTGAAGCTCTTTGAGGCGCTCCGTCTCAATATCGCGAGGCGGGAGGTCGAGTTCCTCACGAATGAAGACTTCCATTGCCTCGTCGGCGCGCATAATGTCAGCACCGATCAGGTTACGAAGTGTGAAGCTGAGATCACGCCAGTTCGTCGGCATACGGACAGCGAGTTGTGGGTAACCGCTGCCTGTGCGCGTATAGTTATAGCCGATAAGCTGACGAGCCGCGTAATGATTGATGCTATCGACAACCTCGTTGACAATATCGCGACTCGCGTTGAGAAACCACTCCTGCGCCTGGTCCGTGTCGAGCGGGTCATGTCCGAGGATGTTCACCATAATCATCTTGTCATGGTGAACAATTGACTCCATCGGATTGACCGGGTAACCCTCGACCTTCGCGAACATCAACTCCCACATTGGCGGCAGCACAACATGCGCCTTCTCATTCACGCGCAAGTTGCGGCCAATCTCGTCGGCGAGCTGAAGGTCGCTTGGCTCGCCTGCCGGGCCGGTCTTCGCTGTGAAATTGATCGGCAGCTTGATGACCGGGATACCAATGCCGTGCCGTTCCTTCTGAATCGCATCGATCCTATAGAGGTTATCTTTGAAATACCAGTGCTTGTATGCGCTGCGCAGTGCGGAAATACCTGGGAGGTTGCCAGCCTCGCGGTCATGCGAGAAGACAAGTAGCTTGTCGATCCCAACCGGCACCGTTGGCTTCCTAGCAGGGTCAGCAGAATAGAACTCGATCGCCTCCGGGCCACCATTCCGATCGAAGTACCACTCCATAACCTGTAATGGATGGCGCGGGGCGAACTTCTGCCAAAGCGTGCGTACCTCACCATCGACGACATCCTGCATGAATACTTTCTCGAACACAGAATGCCCAAAATCGAGACAGAGTGTTGCTTCCGCAAGGAACTGCTTGAACGGGATCGTCATGTTGTTGAGCGCATACCAGAGCAGCTTGGCAGCGTTCCTGTCCTTTGTAGAATCCGATGCCGGCTTGGTGTACCACGTCCCCGCGAGGATCGGCAGCTTCTTCAAGCGGAGGCTAGCGCGCACTGTCGCATCTGAGCGGCGCATCTGGTCGTACTTCCTGATGCCAGCTTCGCCGCGCAGGTCGGGGTTGTATTCTTCATCCCAATATTGCCCATAAAATGAAAAGCCGCTTGCACCTAGCTCGTTATACGACGGGCCAAGCTCGCGCAGCGTGATCGGCGGGCGTTCCTTGACGATCATGTAGCCGCCCGACATGCTGATCGGCTCGAACTCCATGAGGATGTCCGTCAGCGGTCGCTGATCGACAGCATCGAGGTTGATCTCGCGCGTATCCCCAATCGCCATCAAAAGGTCCTATCGTAGAGGCCGCTAAAAACGGTTTCCGATGGCGAGCCCCATATAGTCGGCTCGGCGGGCGCAGTCGCGACGGTGACGAGTTCGCGCGCCGGCACAATAAGCTGGCCGCCTCCGCTGTAAACCTCGTTGAGATGCCGCATAGCGCCCGTGTCATATAGCATCGTCAGCGCGTACATCAGCGCGTCGATGCCGTGGTCGTCCTTCTTGATCGGCGCGTCCTGTGGGTCTTGCGGAATCATCGTGTTCGGCGGGCGCTTGCTACGGTAGTTGTTCATCTCAAAGATGAGCTGCGAGCAATCAAAATCGACAAAGAAGCGCGGCGCGATCTGCGGCGTGCCATACTCATCAAGCACGTAGCCAGTCTCACGCGATGTCAAGAATGTTGCGAGCCGGTCAACGCGCTGGCGCCAAGTGAATTTCTCTTTGAGGTCGGGGTCGCCAATGGTTGGCGCGAAGTTCTGGCTCATGTATCGGACGGCCGCCGGTTCGGACGGGTCGCCAAACCCAAGGTCGATGCGGTACCCTTCCGGCTGCGTGCGTGCCTTCATTGCGGCGGCATGCTCGGTGAGGTCCAAACCCGTCTCGTAATATTCGCGCCATACGTAGATCGTATCGGAGGGACCGATTTGGAATTCTATGGCGGCAAATGGACGGGTAAAACCCCAATCGAAGGCTATATAGGATGGCAAGTGGGGATCATACTGTACCCGCCGAACATGCTTCTTTTCATCCCATTCGTTGAAGATTTTTCCGACGAACGCGGTGAACTCTGCGCCATACTCCTGAGCGAACCATTCTTTCGTTGTCGTGCGCTCGACAGCGAGAATCTCAGGGTCTTGTC